AAATCTAATTCCTAACTGATATGCTATCTCTCTTCTGGTCTTTCCATTGCCAAACTCCTGCACATCAATATCATGCGGAGCAAAGTGATCTTTGTAGATGTAGGGTTTTTCTTCTAGCATCTGGATGTAGTGAGGTAAGCCATGACCACGTTCCTCATGGTAATCTATTATCTGTACTGATGTTCCTTTTTGCTGAAAGAATATAATACTACTGTGGTCTGCGACACCGAGATCCCAGGCAGTTGAGACAGGCAAAGTGGGATCGTAGGGAACTCTAGCTATCTGGTTCTTATCTTCAATCTTGTTAATCTCTTCTCCGTATATTGCACCTTCTATGTTTGCAATCCAGTCACACTCAAATTCTTGTAGGTACTTCTTCTCACCCATAACTTCTTTTGCTTTCTCTAATTCTTCTGGATCTACAATCTTAGTATCACTTGCTTTAGCTTTGTAGTTAAACCAATCTTCTGCACCATTTGCGTGTTGGTATAAATCATAGAAGTTGTTGTTCATTCCAGCAGGTGTACCAATAAAGACACAGTAGCCTTTACGATCTGATAGAGCTGGTCTAATTATTTCTGAGAATAGTTTGCCATCAATGTTAGCGTATTCATCTATGACACATCCATCTAGGTATATACCTCTTAACCCATCTGAGTTTTCTGCACCAAGTAATGTTATTCTACTTCCATTAGGTAGATCAACTCTTAGTTCTGTTTCGTTAAACTTTGTGTTTGGTATCTTTGCTGTGAACTGCTTCATGTAATCCCAGGCAATAGACTTTGCTTGTTTGAATGTAGGAGCTATGTAAGCAAATCTAGGATTCTTCAACTTGCTCATCAATGCTGATCTAATCAAATGATTGATCATACATACTGTTTTGCCAAACCTTCTGTGGCACACGAGAACACTCCATCTGTATCTATTGATCTGTTGATGTAAATAAGATTGATGTTTTCTCGGAGTATAAGGGATCTTGATATTCATTAGTGTACCATCTTAGATCTTTCTCTGTTATCTAATGGATTATAATCTACACCTAATGTCATCATTACATAATCAGTAAACAGCTCTGCTGCTATCGCATTAGGGAGACCAACAAATCTAATAACTACATTATTAGTTTTCTTATCAATATAAGCAATACAATCTAAATCTTCGGTATTAAGATAATCCATATACTACATCTAGTGTATTTAAGTTTTGAAACAATAAAAAAAATAAAATTTGGAAAAGTGTTGATAAAAGGGTGCAGGGTTGTTTGTGGGTATGACTGTGTATGGGTGTGGAAATTATCCATGTATATATATATAATAAAACGACACCAGTAATTTGGGGGTACCCATAGCAAGCATTCTATAAATATATCTAAAAAGCTAGAGAATATTACTAACGATAATTAAACACTATCAATAGTAAAACAAAAAACCTTTAAATAAATAGGTCAATACTACTTACCTATCCGATGCTCATGATGTGAGAACAGAAACTGACGCGTCAATATAAGAATAGCATTCTTTTAACCTCTTATGATCTTAACTATCTTCAACCTTATCTATTCTTTTAATCTTCTTAACTATCTTCAACCTTCTCTAAACATTAGAACCATTATAAACTATAATCTATATATGCGTCAATTTGTCATGTTCCATTAATTAACCAATGAATTAAATTGAACTAAACAACAAAAAAAAAGGTAATAAAATGACAAAAAAAATAACGCTTAAATATATTGATAATCAATCTCATGGTTATATTCAAATATCAAAATATGATCTTGAGGGTTTAGATATAGATATAAAAGATATTGGTTCTCAATATTCTTTTTATAATGAAAATAACGCTTGTTATTATTTAGAACAAGATTGTGACGCTAATAAACTTCATACACAATTAAGATTAAAAGGTTATGAAATTTTTGATTATAAAATTAATCATGTTGCTTTAAATTATATGAATGATCCAATTTTTAAGAGGTTAAGCAATGTTTAGTAAATTATTTAAAAAAATAGAAGGCTTAATGCAAAATTTGACGCTTATTACTATATACTTAATATTTCTTTACTTCATGGCTCAAGTATTAAGATATATTGTATCTTTTTAATGCGACAATTTGGCAAATATAAAAATAAATCAAGTTAAAATATAACAATAGAAAACAACAAAAGGGAAATATGAATAAAAAAATTGAGCAATTATCCGACAGAATAGCCAAAGAATTATGTTGGAAGGAAGTTGATTGGGTTAATGAAATATATGAGCATAAACTTTTATATTATAAAACTTATCATAATTTAACTAGTCAATATGGTTTTGATAAATTCATAACATTAATTTTATCTAAAATAAAAAAAATAAGAGAGGATCATTTTAAGAAATTTTATGCGTCAGAATAACGCATTTACTAACAAAGCAACAAATATTAAAACAATAGAAAACAAAAAAAAAGGGAATAAAAAATGATACATATATCCAAAATGACGGGTAAGCTTGAGGGTTTTCAAGCTATATCAACCAATACTACAACAAATGAATATTGTATAAAAAAATATAATGAGCAAAAACAAAATGTAATTTGTACTTTTTGCTATTCTCATGAGATGTTAAACACTTTTAGAAAAAACATGGCTCCAGCATTACAACGAAATACTGACTTGCTTAATTCAAAAGTATTACATCCAGACGCCTTGCCAGTTATCAATTCAGCCTTTTTTAGATTTAATGCTCATGGGGAATTAGCATTAGATAAAAAGAAAGCAACAATTAATCTTGAGAACTATGTCAATATAGCTTTAAAAAATCCTCATTGTACTTTTAGCTTGTGGACAAAACGCTTTGATGTGATCAAGCCATATTTTGATAAACATGATAAGCCAAAAAATTTAATATTGATTTACTCAACACCCTTGACAAATCATATATTAAAAAAGACCCCTCAATATTTTGATAAGACATTTAATACAGTTATTGAAACTGATTATGTTGATCAACAAAACTGTACTGGTCAAAAATGTAAGGATTGTTTGTTGTGCTACAAAAAAGACACAACATCAATAATAGTCGAGAAGGTTAAAACCTACGGCAAAAAGAAACTAAAACAAAAACTAACTAAAAAGGAAGGATAAAAACAATATGACACTAAGTCTATATTATAAAACAAAAAAGGAACTTAAAAACAATATAGGATCGCAGCTTGACTATTCGGAAACTAATATTTTTAAAGATGAGTACACTTCAAATGGTGTTGTAATTGGTTGTGATCCGCAGCGCAAATGGTTCGCAAAAGTTACAATTAAAAACAACTTAATTGAGAGGGTTCAGTAATGAAAAAACAAGTAAATAAATATAGTTTAAAAAAATATCTTGAGCATTTAAAAATAGATATTGATCGTCAACTACCTTGTGACGTTGTTGAATTTAGCAACCAGGAATATTACTCAACATCTAAAAAACAATATCTAAAATATAAAGATATGGATTTGATACACGTTTTAAGATCTTTATTAAAAGATAAAAAATATCTTGAAATCAGAGAGGAACTTTTAATGAATAGAAATTTTAAGTTACAAGATAAATATAATAAACTAGCGAGGGTATTCGATGAAGATTAAAGATTGGAAACAAAAAAGACTTGATGAGATTGATTTAGATATTTCAAATCAACTTGATAGGTATGCGAGAGAGTGCAAGGCTAAAAATTATATTGAGGAATATCACGCTATTTTGCATTCAAACGCTAAAAGTTATGAGCAATTTAAAAAAGAAAGTGAGGGAAAATAAATGAAACAATATATATTTTGGCGTGATGTCAATAAGCAAGTAAGAGAAGAATGTACAATAGAAGCTAGTAGTTTAGATGAAGCAACAAAAAAACATAATGAGGGTTATTGTGATTACGTTGAAGTTGATGCTTTAGATGAGCATGAAATACTAGATGAGGGAACTATAGAAAGTGAGACAAAATGACAGATGTTAATTTCTACTGTTGCGTAGTAGTTTTATTTTTAATGATAGTATCAATAATAACAATATAGAAAGCGAGTAATAAATGAAAATAGAAAATAATATGCCAGATGAATTTTTTGAATGGTTAGATCAATGTCCTGTTAATTGGTACATGAATGAATACGATAATCTTGTAATGAATTATAGTTTTCAAGTACCAGAAAAAGAAGAAAGCGAGGAATAAATGAATTGTAAAACTTGTAATGATAAATATTTTATTATTTCTAACAACGAAAATTGGGATAATGAAATTCAAAAATGTGATGAGTGCAATTATTTTAAAACAGATAAACAAGCACAAAAATATAAAAAAGAAAGCGAGGAATAACATGGCTATAGATTTTGACGCATTAGATTTAGTTAGAACTAAGAACAAAGCAAAAAGACATGAAGCAATTAAAATACAAAAGAGAGAGCAAAAAGAAAAAGATATTAAATACTTCATGGATCAATTAAGTTCAATCAAAAGAGATCATGACCTATGCAATGATCCCGCAGTTAAAAAATTATTGCTAGATAAATGGTATGGAGTAGTTAAGTTATGCACAAAAAAAATAGAGGATAAATAAACATGAAAATATTAAGAATAGATAGGCAAGGTGTATCAAATGGTGCAGTTTATAATGACTTAGAAAGTTTAAGACAAGACCTATGCTGCTATCATTCAATAGATTGGCAGATAGGTATTGATGAAGATGACAAAGATTATATTGACATTCATTCATTAACACTTGATGAGATCATGGATCATGGAGATTGGGAGTATGAAAAAATAACAGATGAACAAGCAAAACAATATGATGATCACAGATAATAAACAACTTAGCAAAAGAGAATTGGTAAAAATATTATTCAATACTCTTAAAGGTGAGAATGGTCTAGCAATTAAAATGATTGTTAGAGAATACAACAACAAACAAATGGAGAAAGAAAATGATTATAAACAATTACGATACAGCAATAAAGTTAGCTGATAAAGGAGAAGTCTTTGAATATCATGTGGGATATTTAGCACGAGATAGGTTCTACAATAATGACGTTAGGGATAAAGCAAATCTACTTATGAGATTGGCAGAAAGTGGTGTTGTGGAACTGTACCAAAAAAGATTGACGCATGGGAACATTAATCATGATCCTAAGTTTCAATACCTAGCAAGAAAAATATAACAACAAACAGAAAGGGAAAACAATGACAAAGAAAAAAAAACAAAAAAAAAACAACCTAACATTTTAAAAGGTTTGAGAATAGAAGTTCTTGCAGACAATAAAAAAGATAAGCAAGAATTTCAAAAAGGTTTAAGCCAATTCCTTTTAAAAAAATATCAACAAGGTTATTTCAATTAATCTTTATTATCTGTGGGTGTCAATACATCTTTGGCACTCACATAAAATATTATGCCAGAAAGTTTAGAACTAAAAGAAATTTTTATTTATTTTGTAATTAATAAAAAATCTAAAAAAATTATTTACATAGGCGAAAGTCAAAATGGAAGATCAAGAGTACAGCTAAGAAGATTTGATGATAAGGTTTGTGATGTTAAGGTAATTACATCTAAAAAAATAAAATGTTTAGAAAATTTTTATTTCAGAAGATACTATGAAGCAAGGTGGATATATAAATTTAAACCAGAATATAATTTACAAATAAATACACCACCTAGTTTAAATCTTTTTTTAATGAAGATGTTTTTATGGAATGAAAACCCACAAACAGATTGGATAGTACCATTCTCACAAAATTGTCCATTCAAATGTAAGTTTTTAAATCATACACAAAAAACAAATAAGTATATTTTTAATGGCTATTCAAAAGTTTGGAATGAAATTGATTTAGATAAGAAACTTTTTATTAACAATCAAAAAGCATTTGATTATATTTTAAATAATAAAATTGAAAAAACTTTAAGCAAAAAAACTAGAAAAACATTTAGAACAAGAATAGAAAGATTGCATAATTAATCTTTATTATCTGGGGGTGTAATATCTGTTACATCCTCAGATACATCAATCATATTATCAGAGTTATCTTCCCAACTAATAGACATCTTAGTATCAATATCTTGCTTAATAGTTTTGTTGTCAGAATATAGATCAGTAATTTTACCTGCAACCCATTGAACAAATTTTGCCTTCTCTCTAATCCACAAAATTTCGTTTGGGGATTCAACTTCTTGATAGTTAAATACTTGTAACAGTTTATCAATTAAAGTTTGAACACCTAGTTTTCTAGCTTCAAGTATCCTTGTCTCTAACTCTGGATTTTTTTTCAAGTAATGATAAAATTTCATCAAACTGCATTGAAACTGATTTCCCTTCAGTATTTCTGACAAAGTTTCTCCGTTTATTAATCTTTCTTCTATGGTAGATAGATTTTTCTCGGTTATCAATTCTTGGTTTGGTTTTGTTGTAATAGTATTCTTTGATTTGCTCATCAGTATAGTTCCTAAATTGTAATAGTTTTGATAGTTGTTTTATTCTACTTTCATCTGTGTAATTAGCCTTGTTAAATTTA